AACGCCGATTAACGATTTAATGAAGTTGTCACCAGTCGAACGCATGAATGCGGCGCGTAATCTGAAATAGATGCAAGCTAAATCCATAGTTAGGCTGATGCAATGTCGATTTAACTATGGAGTAAAAAATGGCTTTAACATTACTAGAAGCTGCAAAACTCGAAACAGGAAACGCTTATAAAAGCGGTGTTATCGAACTTTATGCAGGTTCATCCGAAGTATTATCAAACCTACCTTTTGAATCAATCCAGGGCAACGCGCTGTCTTATATGCGTGAAGAAACTTTGCCAGGTGTTGGTTTTCGCGGCGTGAATGAAACCTACACACCTTCAACAGGTATCCTAAACCCTCTCACAGAATCACTCGTTATTGCTGGTGGTGAACTAGATGTTGATAAATTCATTGTTGACACAATGGGTATGCAACAACGCACCACGCATGAACAAATGAAAATCCGCGCATTGTCATTAGCTTGGACAAAGAAATTCATTAAAGGTGACAATCAATCTGACCCGCGTGAGTTCGATGGCTTGCAAGTTCGTGTTGTTGGCGACCAAAAAGTCGCAGCAGGTACAACAGACGGCGGTACAGCATTATCTTTAGCTAAACTTGATGAAGCTATCGACCAAACGTTAAACCCAACGCATTTGATTATGTCGAAAGCAATGGCGCGTAAATTCGCGGCGGCTGCCAGAACAACATCAATTGCTGGTTATATCAGTTGGGATTTGGGTGCATTCGGTAATCGCGTATTGTCATACAATGGCATTCCGATTATTACTGTTGATTTAGACAACACAGGTTCTAAAATCCTTGATTTTAACGAAGTATCTTATACATCAAGCGCGTGGGGCGGTACTGCAAGCGGTACATCTATTTACATCGTTTCAATGGGTGCGGACGCTTTAACTGGTATTCAAAACGGAACTATCGATGTTCGTGATTTAGGCGAGTTGCCAACTGCGCCAGTGTTCCGTACTCGTATCGAATGGTATAACGGTTTGGCGGTGTTCAACGGTCGCGCTGTAACCCGTTTGGGTTCTATCGCTAATTCTGCAATCGTGGCTTAAGGGGGAATCATGGCTAATTTATATTCGCAATTTACTTACGACAACGCACTGTTAATTCGTGCGGATGGCGCGGCAATTACCGCTACTGAAACAGGCTCAACGATTCTTGACCTCGGAACGGGTTTGATTGATGCTTACTTGGTAGCTGACGTTACTGCGATGGATGTTACAACTGGCGACGAAAGCTACAAGTTTATGCTTGAAATGTCGCCAGACGCAGCATTCGGAACAGCTGGTAATATCCGCGTAGTTGCACAATTACACGTCGGTGGCGCAACCGCTACAGCTCCAAATGGTGCGGCGGACGGTATTGGTCGTTTCGTATTGCCATTCAGAAATGAACGTAATGGAACGACTTATCGTTATGCGCGTCTCTACACGTTAATTGCTGGTACAAGTCCATCAATTGACTTTAGCGCGTGGTTAGCTAAAGACGAATAAAACAAATGTGGCGTGGCTTTAAGTCGCGCCATTTTTAAATTTAATTAGGGGAATAAAATGAATTTTGGACAAGCAATTGAAGCATTGAAAGACGGTAAAAAAGTAGCACGCGAAGGGTGGAATGGTGCAGGAATGCACCTTGAAGCTCAATTTCCTGATGAGCGAAGCAAAATGACGCATCCATATCTATTTATGACGATACCAGAATGCAAAGAAGGGACACGCAGACTTCCTTGGCAACCAGCGCAGGTAGATTTGTTCGCCGAAGATTGGCAAATCGTGGAGTAAATAAATTATGAAAAAAACAGTGTATGACGTAAAAACAGGTGATACGATTGAGCTTGAACCAGTTGATGCGCGGGAGCGATTGCAAGCTGGTTTAGCGGTATCAGTAAAACCAGTTCCGATTGAGTTTGTAGATGATGATTTTGATGATTATATCGAATCAGCTAATCCAGTTGTTAAAGAATCCTTAACTACTGAAATTGAATTTGAACAACCCGCAAAGGCTAAAAAATGACCCCGTTATATTTAGCAGGTAATACGCAAGCATCATTTGCAATTAGTGGTACGGCTGCACAATCAAGCGCGTTGGTTAATGGTGTTTATGACCTGTGGGCAGATTGCGAGTGTTTTATTAAAGTAGCCACAACGGCAACAGGTGTAACCACTGCAAACGGTTATATTCTGTATAGCGGCAATGTTGTCACGTTACAAATTGATGCTGATTATAAGATTGGTGCAATAACAAGCGGTGCAAGTGGCACGTTGCGATTGCATAAGGTAGGTTAATCATGTCAAGACAAACCAAAGATATGCACGACCACGTTGCTAAAACCACAGCGAAAGTTATGGT